TGACGCAAATATTGCTTGGGCTGACTTAACTTGAGTATCGAATGCTCCCATGAGAGCCTGGACGCCTTGGCCTGTGACAATAGACGCATTGACGTTACCTGTTCGTCCCTCTGGATAACGAGCACCAATTCTAAGTTCTTCATTGAGCAAGTTTTGTTCCGTGAACGCACCTTGCGGAATATTGAGTTCAACTCTTCTAACTCCACCTGGAGTATTTGTTCTAATGACTGAGTCTCCGCCGAGTTGTAGTTCCTGAACATCCATTGGAACGACGATAGGAGATTGTACAGATTTTTCTGCAGCCTCCATAGCAAGCATAGCGAAACGATTACGGAGCAACTGAATACCAATAACATCATCAAACTGTCCTCGCATCTCCCCATCAATAGTAGGACGCTTGGCTACTACAACCATCATCTTGCCTATTGGATTCTTTGCACGGGATAAAACTAAATTTTCACGGCTAGGTACATAGACCACAGATTGGTCTTTATCGTAATAACGTACGATATCTGTTAGAGTGTTAGTGTCTTGTTTGAAACCTGAACGACCAAGTAGTTGTACTTCGTATTCGGGGAATTGAGCAACTAACTCTCCAAGAGTTAATGAGTATACCTTGGCAAAGGAGATGCATCGTCCGTAGCGGTCAAACTCAGGATAAGCCATCCGAGGGTTTTCTACGCGGATACGAGGCAACTTCGCTTCATCGTCCAACTCAATAATGAATGGGACGAAACCATATGTTACATAGTAATCTGCTCCAGTATACATAGATACCTGAAGGTCAGAGTTGTTAAAATAATTTGAGGCAATGCGTGTTCTATTGTCAGCAAAGCGACGAGCACGGTCATTGGTTTGTGATGCACTAGAGCAGTTAACTGCAGGTAGTGGTGCCATAACCTCAGATAGGTCACGGGCTACGATATCGATAAAGTTTGCAACTACGTTTGCGTCTACACCCTCAGGGAAGAAATCTGGATAGACTTCGGCAATTTTACCCTGACGCACAGATAGCACATCGCCTGCACGAGCATCACGCTCTGATGCACGGTACTTAAGGGATTCAACCCGTGCTGCAATTTGTTCAATGGTAAGAGCCATTAGTTTCCTTATCCGTAAGTTTCAGCCCATTGCTCAGCAAAGGCATCATCTAAATTGATTGAGTGTCGCATATCCTTTTGACGTCTAGTTGCCCACCTGTTGTTGGCATACTTAGTGGCAAAGGATGTTTGTTGCATTAGTTCACGTACTCGAATGATAGCGAACCATAGGGCCATCACGCAGTCGGTTGGGTTTTTAGTATCTGGCTTCCAAGTAATTAATTGTTGTACCAGAGATTTTAAACCTTCAGAACCTTCATTAGATGGAAGTTCTATTAGGTTGTTATCTTGAAATCTGCCGTCCCGCAGACCGCCAAATAAGGCGGACATAGAGGCCACACCAAATGATGTGTCCCATTTATTCTTACCAGTAAAGTGTGGATTTAACTTACAACCATACTGGGCTAAATACTGAACTAAGTCAGTGTCCATCTGATACGCCTTTTGATGGGCGTTGATTTCAACTCGAAACTCTTGAGGGGAGTATCTTTCTACCCACTCTTCAATTAGAGCACGCTCTTTTTGGGGAGTAGGGTCAACCATGTTTACGCAATCTAAAACATAAACTTTGCCATCACCTCGGTTAAATGTAACCGCTACGAAAGCAGACCTGCCTGATACAGCAGGGTCAAAACCTATAACTGTGTAAGTACCTTCAACGCGGCTTGGATGGCCTGGTGTTCCAGCCTTGAGAGGTCCGCGCTTTCGCATTCCATTGACACATCCTGCGACAACTGTTGGTGGGAAGATTGCGTCTTCGACAACATCTTCTTGTTGGTAGACCATTGCCCATACTGACGGAGCAACCTCAGACCTTCTAGTAAAGAGTGAGGGTCCATCCCACTTTGGATATAATCCTTCTTCATTTGCTTCATCCTGTTCCCCCTCAGCCCTATCCGTCCAAGGCCATAATGTTTTCCAGTTGGCTGGTTTCTCGTCAAACTCCAGAACCGCTGGTTGGGAGAAGTAAGTGAAGGGAGACTTGCCACCTGTCCATTGGTCGCCATCTCTTATCATCTTATATAAATCTATAGGGGCGACACGGGTTCCTACAATAAGTAGTTTTCCGTGCCGTCCCAGACGGGTGATGACTTCTTTCTGAAGCCATTCAATTTGCTTTTCCCACTCATGAGAGTTTGAGTTCATCACCACATCGTCTAGGATAATCAGGTCGGCGCGAGCACCGTAAATCTGAGACCCGAATCCTAATGCTTGAACCGTAGGGTCCTTTTCGCCAGAGTCGCGTCCAGTACCTAGGTAAATCATATCTGCTGACCAAGTAGGTGAGTCAGCCTTGTATCCGCCGTTAGGTCCAAAGGACATCTGTAACTTAGTCCAGTTTGGGTGGGACATACGGGTCTTGATTGCACTTAAAAATTTTCTAGCCATACCCTGAGTCTTAGAGACAATAATGATTCTCACGTTAGGGTCTACGGCTATGCGATAGGTCACATAGTTGATTGTGATGACTGTGGACTTGGCGTGCTCAGGTGGTACGTTAATTAGAACTCGGTTGCTGGCCGCAGGCTCGTAGGTCATAGATGGATGTAGCCAACGGGGTTCCCGACCTTCGATAAGGTCCACCCAGTCTTTATGGTGGTCGAACAACTTGGTGTCTAGGAATTGCTCGGAGAAATCCTCAAACGAGATATCCTTCAGATTGGCAAGGTCAGCCTTAACACCTTTACCAGCAAGTCTTGATTTATCGGCCTCAGCCTTGAACTCAGGGTCAGACATCGACCACTGGCGGAAGGTAACATCATTACGATTAACAGCCTTCATGGCGTCAGTGATGGTGCTACCCTGGGTCAGAAGTTCCAGGACCTGCTTCTTAGCAGCCTCCTTGGGAATGTCTTGTTTGCCAGGCTTTCGTCCCATGAAGCCTCCTAGTAAAACGGTTATTTAACGGTAAGTCTAAACGGGCAGAACTCTCCCATTATATATATTATATATACTATAAGAGTTGGCGGATAAAGGGAGCCAACTCCCTATATATGGAATTATTATTACATATATAGATAACCTGTTCAAATACAGAAACCGAACAAAGTTCGGTAAAATACTTATAATATGTCCGATTTAGGTATATATACGGGGGGCTATTATATAACAGAAATATTTTATGGGATACTATGTATGCCCCCCGCACTCTAAATTAAACACTCTAGGGTCAAAATATCGACATATCGACATATATATTTATCGACAATTTAACGCTGGAAGGTATAATCGGGGCTTGACTATCTACCCGACCCTTTAGATTTTGGCGGGGGTAGTTCTTAATAATTATTTTCTAGGGGTATCACCCTTAATATATTACTCGCCAGTAATCGAACATCTGTTCGTGTGATAGACACCACACTCTCACCTATTGACTTATCGGTAGGGTTATGGTATAATCCCGCCCCGCGTGGGTGTGATGTAAATCACAGCGACACGACTTGACTTCTAATAGTGAGCGTGGTATTATTCTCTTGTAAGTTGATAACTACATATAGATAAGTCGGTTAGGCAGTAGGTCGGTTATGTGATGTAGATTACATAATATAGTCGGCGTGTCGGACTTGACTTTCATATATGAGCGTGATATACTTACGCAGTAATTAAAATTAAATAAGGTTAGGTAGTCAAGCAGTAGTTAGGCTCGACTAGATTACTAGTAGCAGTAGGTCGCCTATGGTATCACGACCCTAATTACTACTTGATTACCTAACCCCTAGTGAAAGGATATAGTAATGCCGTATAACCCTTACGGGGTTAGCGGTAGTATTATCACCCCGCCTAGAGATGTAAGGGTATCTAAAGCATGGCAAGGTAGCCGTAGCCGTAGGTTCTCTAATCTAGTAGTGCGTGATAAGTCGGGCAATATAATCGTGGCTATCGAGGATAGCCCTGCGGTTAAATTGGCTAAGCGTAGCCGTAAGGTCGCGCAAGTCGTTGCCCCTACTACCCCTAAGCCACTAACTAATGATGAGTTGCGTAGAATTGCGCTTGATGAGCGTAAGCGTGAGTTCGAGGCGCAACAGGCAGAAAATTATCGTAAATTAGTCGGCAATTACAATTAGTAGCCGATAGTCGTAGCCGATAGGTTCGGGTTCTCTAGGGTTCGATACCCTACTACGACACGCCATAAGTCGAGGCGACTTGACTTATTGCCATAAGTAAGATATACTTATGCCATATCGAAAGGATACTATGGTGAGCGAAAGCGACCCATTAAAGAATAGATTTTGGTACTGCCCTAAGTGTGGCAAACTTAATTTAGGCGCATGGTGTCCTTGCGATAAAGATAAAGCGAAGGGATAAGATATGTTGCTAGAGATACTAGTAGCGGTTCAGACCTTGACTATTATAGCCCTAGTTGCTAGGGTAAATAGATTACAAGGTCGCCTAGAGTATAGGGGTCGCTAATCA